ACACATAGTCAGAGGAAAAAATAATTTTGATTTTGTTTTCCACAAAAGAATTGAAGGATGACGACACCACCTCTCGTTATACCCTTGCATGTTCATGGCAGGTCTTATGAACTGTTGGCGGGGTATCATGAAGTTGATTGGCAGGAGATAGAAGAGTTGGAAGAAACAGATGTCAGAGGAGATGGATTTTGTCTTTATCATTCCATACTATATAGTATGGGCCTGAGCAAGGAGAACTCTCGCACCACTGAATTTATGATAAAGCTACGATCGAATCCAGCCATCTGCCAGCTGGATCAAGAAATGCAACTGAGCCTTATGAAGCAGCTTGATCCAAATGACTCATCAGCCTGGGGTGAAGATATAGCAATTGGGTTTATAGCTATAATATTGAGAATTAAGATAATTGCTTACCAGACAGTTGATGGGAAGTTGTTTAAGACTATTTATGGTGCTGAGTTTGAGAGTACTATTAGAATTAGGAACTATGGGAATTACCACTTCAAGTCACTTGAGACAGATTTTGATCATAAAGTAAAGCTCAGATCAAAAATTGAAGAATTCTTGAGAATGCCAGTGGAAGACTGTGAATCCATATCCTTGTGGCATGCATCTGTTTACAAGCCTATAGTATCTGATAGCCTTTCTGGACACAAGAGCTTTAGTAATGTGGATGAATTGATAGGTAGCATAATATCCAGCATGTATAAGATCATGGACAATGGTGATCAATGTTTTCTTTGGAGTGCAATGAGAATGGTAGCCAGACCCTCTGAAAAACTATATGCCCTTGCAGTGTTTTTGGGATTCAATCTTAAGTTCTATCATGTGAGGAAAAGAGCTGAAAAATTGACGGCAAAACTTGAGAGTGATCATACTAATTTGGGAGTGAAGCTGATTGAGGTATATGAAGTTTCTGAGCCAACCAGATCTACCTGGGTCCTGAAACCAGGAGGGAGCAGAATAACTGAAACAAGAAATTTTGTGATTGAGGAGATAATAGATAACAGGCGCTCTCTGGAGAGCTTATTTGTGTCAAGCAGTGAGTATCCTGCAGAGTTATGTTCCCAGAAACTTAGTGCCATCAAAGACAGAATAGCACTAATGTTTGGCTTTATCAACAGAACCCCTGAAAACAGTGGGAGGGAACTCTACATAAACACATACTATCTGAAGAGGATCTTACAGGTGGAAAGAAATGTAATTAGAGATTCTTTAAGATCACAGCCTGCTGTGGGGATGATCCAGATAATCAGATTACCAACAGCATTTGGTACATACAACCCGGAAGTGGGCACTCTGTTGTTAGCCCAAACTGGACTAATCTATAGACTTGGCACCACAACTAGAGTGCAGATGGAGGTCAGGAGATCTCCCTCTGTTATTTCAAGATCTCATAAGATCACTAGTTTTCCGGAGACACAAAAACATAACAACAATTTGTATGATTATGCACCCAGAACACAGGAGACATTTTATCACCCAAATGCTGAGATCTATGAGGCTGTTGATGTAAAGACTCCTAGTGTTATTACAGAGATTGTTGATAATCATATAGTGATAAAATTGAACACTGATGATAAGGGTTGGTCAGTCAGTGATTCGATAAAGCAAGATTTTGTATATCGGAAGAGACTAATGGATGCAAAGAATATTGTTCATGACTTTGTTTTTGATATCTTATCAACTGAGACTGACAAGAGCTTTAAGGGTGCTGACTTATCTATAGGAGGAATCTCAGATAACTGGTCACCAGATGTCATTATATCAAGAGAAAGTGATCCACAGTATGAAGATATCGTTGTCTATGAGTTCACAACAAGGTCCACTGAGTCTATAGAATCTCTACTAAGATCAGTAGAGGTTAAAAGCTTACGATATAAAGAAGCAATTCAGGAAAGAGCCATCACATTAAAGAAGAGAATATCGTATTACACAATATGTGTCAGTCTAGATGCTGTAGCCACAAATCTGCTATCACTTCCTGCTGATGTCTGCAGAGAACTAATAATTCGTTTAAGAGTTGCTAATCAGGTGAAGATCCAGCTAGCTGATAACGATATCAATCTTGACTCTGCCACTTTGCTAGCACCTGACATTTACAGAATAAAGGAAATGTTTAGGGAAAGTTTCCCAAATAATAAATTTATACATCCTATTACTAAGGAAATGTATGAGCATTTTGTCAATCCAATGATTTCAGGAGAAAAAGACTATGTTGCCAATTTAAAGAGCATAATAGACAAAGAGACCAGAGATGAGCAGAGAAAGAATTTAGAGAGTCTGAAAGTTGTGGATGGGAAAAAGTACACAGAGAGAAAAGCAGAAACTGCTCTGAATGAGATGTCACAAGCAGAAGAGCATTATAGAAGCTATTTTGAAAATGACAATTTTAGGTCCACACTAAAAGCTCCAGTCCAACTTCCCTTAATCATACCGGATGTGTCAAGTCAGGACAATCAATTCTCAAACAAGGAACTATCTGATAGGATACGGAAGAAGCCGATCGACCACCCTATTTACAACATCTGGGATCAAGCAGTTAATAAGAGAAATTGCTCGATTGCACTCGGCCATTTGGACGAGCTAGAAATATCTATGCTAGAAGGACAAGTGGCTAAGAAAGTGGAGGAATCTTATAAGAAAGATAGGAGTCAGTACAACAGGACAACTCTGCTAACTAATATGAAGGAGGACATCTACTTGGCTGAAAGGGGGATAAATGCTAAGAAGAGGTTGGAAGAACCAGATGTGAAATTTTATCGAGATCAGTCTAAGAGGCCTTTTCATCCTTTTGTGAGTGAAACCAGAGACATAGAGCAGTTCACTCAGAAAGAGTGCCTGGAACTCAATGAAGAGTCAGGACACTGCTCGCTGATAAATGTAGAGGATCTAGTGTTATCTGCTCTAGAGTTGCATGAGGTAGGTGATTTAGAACACTTATGGAACAACATAAAAGCTCATTCTAAAACAAAGTTTGCATTATATGCTAAGTTTATCTCTGATCTTGCCACCGAGCTAGCCATTTCATTATCCCAGAATTGCAAAGAAGACACCTATGTGGTTAAGAAACTCAGAGATTTTAGCTGCTACGTACTCATTAAACCAGTAAACTTAAAGAGTAATGTGTTCTTCTCTTTATACATACCTTCTAATATTTATAAGTCACACAACACAACTTTCAAGACTCTGATAGGCAGTCCAGAATCAGGGTATATGACTGATTTCGTCTCTGCTAATGTGAGCAAGTTAGTGAATTGGGTTAGATGTGAAGCTATGATGCTAGCACAAAGAGGTTTCTGGCGAGAATTTTATGCTGTGGCCCCTAGCATTGAGGAACAAGATGGAATGGCGGAGCCAGACTCAGTATGTCAGATGATGAGTTGGACACTCCTCATATTACTAAACGACAAGCATCAGTTAGAAGAGATGATCACAGTGTCTAGGTTTGTCCATATGGAAGGCTTTGTAACTTTTCCTGCATGGCCTAAACCTTATAAAATGTTTGATAAATTATCAGTAACTCCGAGGTCTAGGTTAGAATGTCTAGTCATAAAGAGGCTCATTATGCTAATGAAGCATTATTCAGAAAATCCCATTAAATTTATGATAGAAGACGAGAAGAAAAAGTGGTTTGGATTCAAAAATATGTTCTTGCTTGATTGTAATGGTAAACTTGCTGATTTATCTGATCAGGATCAAATGCTTAATCTCTTTTATCTTGGGTATCTAAAGAACAAAGATGAGGAGGTCGAAGACAATGGCATGGGTCAACTATTGACTAAAATCCTGGGCTTTGAGAGTGCCATGCCAAAGACAAGAGACTTCTTGGGTATGAAAGATCCTGAGTATGGTACAATCAAGAAGCATGAGTTCTCCATAAGCTATGTGAAGGACCTCTGTGATAAATTCTTAGACAGATTAAAAAAGACACACGGAATCAAAGATCCAATTACTTATTTGGGCGACAAGATAGCTAAATTCCTTAGCACTCAGTTTATTGAGACGATGGCATCTTTGAAGGCATCATCTAACTTCTCAGAGGATTACTATTTATACACACCCAGTAGAAGACTAAAAAACCAGGAGCAATCTAGAAGTAAACATGTAATAGACGCCGGTGGGAATATATCTGCTAGTGTCAAAGGTAAGCTGTATCATAGAAGCAAAGTAATTGAGAAGCTCACAACCCTAATTAAAGACGAAACACCAGGAAAAGAACTGAAAATAGTGGTAGATCTCTTACCGAAGGCTATGGAAGTCCTAAACAAAAATGAATGTATGCACATTTGTATTTTCAAGAAGAATCAGCATGGAGGCCTTAGAGAAATATATGTTCTTAATATCTTTGAAAGAATAATGCAGAAGACAGTGGAAGATTTCTCTAGAGCCATTCTAGAATGCTGTCCTAGTGAGACAATGACATCCCCGAAAAACAAGTTTAGAATACCTGAATTGCACAACATGGAAGCAAGGAAAACTCTAAAAAATGAGTATATGACAATATCTACTAGTGATGATGCATCGAAATGGAATCAAGGTCACTATGTATCTAAATTCATGTGTATGCTATTGAGGCTCACTCCAACATATTATCATGGCTTCTTAGTTCAGGCTCTTCAACTATGGCATCATAAGAAGATATTCCTAGGAGACCAGCTGTTGCAATTATTTAATCAAAATGCTATGCTAAATACCATGGACACAACCCTCATGAAAGTCTTTCAAGCCTACAAAGGGGAGATTCAAGTGCCTTGGATGAAGGCAGGTAGATCCTACATAGAGACTGAGACAGGTATGATGCAGGGAATTCTCCACTATACTAGCTCTCTATTCCATGCTATCTTCTTGGACCAACTGGCTGAAGAGTGTAGAAGAGATATAAATAGAGCAATTAAGACAATAAATAATAAAGAAAATGAGAAGGTGTCATGTATAGTGAACAATATGGAAAGTTCTGACGATAGTAGCTTCATTATTAGTATTCCCAATTTCAAAGAGAATGAAGCAGCACAATTGTACCTGCTCTGTGTGGTTAACTCTTGGTTCAGAAAGAAAGAGAAGCTTGGAACTTATCTTGGGATATATAAATCTCCAAAGAGTACAACTCAGACATTGTTTGTGATGGAATTCAACTCAGAATTCTTCTTTTCTGGTGATGTTCACAGGCCAACTTTTAGGTGGGTCAATGCAGCAGTGCTAATAGGAGAGCAAGAGACATTGTCTGGTATACAGGAAGAGTTGTCAAATACATTGAAGGATGTAATAGAAGGTGGAGGAACATATGCCCTCACTTTTATAGTGCAAGTTGCTCAAGCTATGATACACTATAGAATGCTGGGCAGTAGTGCTTCATCAGTGTGGCCAGCATATGAAACTCTTCTGAAAAACTCATATGATCCTGCACTTGGCTTCTTCCTAATGGATAATCCTAAATGTGCTGGCTTGTTGGGATTCAACTATAATGTTTGGATTGCCTGTACGACGACACCTTTGGGAGAGAAGTATCATGAGATGATACAAGAAGAAATGAAGGCTGAGTCTCAGAGCTTAAAATCAGTAACAGAAGATACAATTAACACGGGATTAGTTTCACGAACAACTATGGTGGGCTTTGGAAACAAGAAAAGATGGATGAAACTCATGACCACACTGAATCTGAGTGCAGATGTGTATGAAAAGATAGAAGAGGAGCCAAGAGTGTACTTTTTCCACGCAGCAACAGCTGAACAAATAATTCAGAAAATTGCTATTAAAATGAAGAGTCCCGGTGTGATACAGTCACTGTCTAAAGGAAACATGCTGGCAAGGAAGATAGCGTCAAGTGTATTCTTCATATCTAGACATATAGTCTTCACAATGTCCGCTTATTATGATGCAGACCCTGAGACAAGGAAAACATCACTGCTGAAGGAGTTGATTAATAGCTCTAAAATACCTCAGAGACATGACTATCTGCAGGAACCGCATACATTGAAGCCAACTAAAGTTGAAGTTGATGAGGACAGCTGGGAATTCAAGTCAGCAAAAGAGGAATGCGTTAGAGTGCTAAAACAAAGAATCAAAATACACACTGGGAGAGAAGAGAGATCTATTAGTCTTTTGTTTGAAAATATGGCTAAGTCAATGATTGGGAGGTGCACGGACCAGTATGATGTTAGAGAAAATGTTTCCATTCTAGCATGTGCACTGAAAATGAACTATTCTATATTCAAGAAGGATGCTGCACCCAATAGGTATCTCCTTGATGAGAAGAACCTTGTATACCCACTGATTGGAAAGGAAGTATCTGTTTATGTTAAGTCTGACAAAGTACATATTGAAATATCTGAGAAGAAAGAAAGGCTATCAACCAAATTATTTAATATAGATAAAATGAAGGATATAGAAGAGACTCTCTCACTACTGTTTCCTAGTTATGGAGATTACTTATCCTTGAAAGAAACAATTGACCAAGTAACTTTCCAATCTGCCATACACAAAGTCAACGAGAGAAGAAGAGTTAGGGCAGATGTGCACTTAACAGGGACAGAAGGATTTTCTAAGTTGCCAATGTATACAGCAGCTGTCTGGGCCTGGTTTGATGTGAAGACTATCCCTGCACATGACAGCATTTATAGAACTATCTGGAAAGTCTACAAAGAACAATACTCCTGGTTGTCAGATACACTGAAAGAGACAGTGGAGAAGGGACCATTTAAAACAGTACAAGGTGTGGTTAACTTCATTTCTAGAGCTGGTGTGAGATCGAGAGTCGTCCATCTAGTAGGGTCATTTGGTAAGAATGTCAGGGGTAGCATAAATCTGGTGACGGCAATAAAAGATAACTTTAGCAACGGACTAGTTTTCAAAGGGAATATATTCGATATCAAGGCAAAGAAAACTAGAGAAAGTTTGGATAACTACTTGTCAATCTGCACCACTCTGTCTCAGGCACCTATCACTAAGCATGATAAGAACCAGATTTTGCGCTCTCTTTTCGTCAGTGGTCCAAGAATCCAGTATGTGTCATCACAGTTTGGATCAAGAAGAAACAGGATGTCAATATTACAAGAAGTCGTGGCAGATGATCCAACTCTACATTGGCCTGACCAAGACACAAGTCAGAAACAGCTAGAAGACAAATTCAGAGAACTAGCACACAAGGAGCTCCCATTTCTAACAGAGAAGGTGTTTCACGATTATCTGGAAAAGATAGAGCAGCTAATGAAGGAGAACACTCATCTAGGTGGTAGGGATGTTGATGCTAGCAAAACCCCATATGTGCTTGCCAGAGCAAATGATATTGAAATACATTGTTATGAGTTGTGGAGAGAGTATGATGAGGATGAAGATGAAGCATACCAGGCTTATTGCAGTGAAGTGGAGGCTGCTATGGATCAAGAGAAACTTAATGCTCTAATAGAGAGATACCATGTAGACCCTAAAGCAAACTGGATTCAAATGTTAATGAATGGTGAGATTGAAACAGTTGAAGAGCTGAACAAGCTTGACAAGGGGTTTGAGAGCCACAGACTTGCTCTAGTCGAAAGAATTAGGGTGGGGAAACTTGGAATTTTAGGCAGTTACACCAAGTGTCAACAGAGAATTGAGGAGCTAGATGGTGAAGGTAATAAGACTCATAGATACACAGGAGAAGGGATATGGAGAGGTTCATTCGATGATTCCGATGTTTGCATAGTTGTCCAAGACCTGAAGAAGACAAGAGAGAGTTACTTAAAATGTGTCGTTTTTTCCAAAGTGTCAGATTATAAAGTCTTGATGGGCCATCTGAAGACATGGTGCAGGGAACACCATATTAGTAATGATGAGTTTCCTACCTGTACTCAGAAAGAGCTTTTAAGCTATGGTGTCACCAAGAGTTCAGTTCTATTGTACAAGATGAATGGAATGAAAATGTTGAGGAACATGGAAAAAGGTATTCCTCTGTACTGGAATCCTAGCTTGTCAACTAGAAGCCAAACTTATATCAACTGGCTTGCTGTTGATATCACAGATCATAGCTTACGGCTTAGGAACAGAACTGTTGAGAATGGGAGAGTTGTAAATCAAACAATCATGGTTGTTCCTCTGTACAAAACTGATGTGCAGATATTCAAAACATCTCCTGTAGATCTTGAGCAAGATGTGCAGAATGATAGACTTAAGCTATTATCAGTAACGAAAGCTGGGGAGTTGAGATGGCTTCAAGATTGGATAATGTGGAGATCATCTGCTGTAGACGATTTGAACATACTAAACCAGGTTAGAAGAAATAAGGCTGCAAGGGATCATTTTAATGCTAAACCAGAGTTCAAAAAATGGATAAAAGAGCTGTGGGACTATGCACTTGACACCACACTAATCAATAAGAAAGTCTTCATAACTACACAAGGATCAGAGTCACAGAGCACAGTTTCTTCAGGAGATAGCGACAGTGCAGTGGCACCTTTAACTGATGAGGCAGTGGATGAGATTCATGATCTCTTAGACAAAGAGTTAGAAAAGGGCACCTTAAAACAGATCATCCATGATGCAACCATCGATGCCCAGCTTGATATCCCTGCTATAGAGAGCTTCCTGGCTGAAGAAATGGAGGTGTTCAAGAGTAGCTTAGCCAAGAGCCACCCTCTTCTACTAAATTATGTTAGGTACATGATTCAAGAGATAGGTGTGACCAACTTCAGATCATTGATTGATAGCTTTAATCAGAAAGATCCCTTGAAAAGTGTGTCTCTAAGCATCCTAGACTTGAAAGAAGTGTTCAAGTTTGTGTACCAGGACATAAATGATGCCTATTTTGTTAAACAGGAAGAAGACCATAAGTTCGATTTCTGAGAAGTCCTCTTCAACAAAGGGACTGCAGCACAAACACAAGTCCAGACACCATTGAAATCCATACAAATATTTCACGTTTTATCCCTTATGACTTAGATTTTCAATAATTAATTATATAAACAAAAACATTTTGTTTTCCTCTGGACTTTGTGT